TTGACATGATTCGCGCGTCGGTTGATGAAAGAACCTACTATATTTCGGATGACTGGACGGCGTTGAATCAATCACCAGAAAAAACGAACCTTCGAATTTTACCAGCTTACGACAAGGACAACCGAACTGGTTCGTTCATTCTTTACTACAAAGAACCGCACCTGAAAGGTCGCAAAGAATTAGGTGTTTATCCGAAGCCGTCGTATTATGGTGGAATCACTGCAATTCAAACGGACGTGGACATTTCAAAATTTCACATGTACGAACTTCAAAATGGCTTCAAATCTGGAACATTGATAAACTTTCCTTCAGGTTATCCAGAAACAACCGAAGAATTGAATCGACTGAAGGAAAATGTCAAAGGTCGTTCACAATCGGTCGAAGACGCTGGTGAAATCATTTTGACATTCAGCAATGGCAAAGACGAATCACCTGAAGTATTGTCGTTGAATGGGAACAATTTGGATCAAAGATATTTGGCGACTGAAAAAAGCGTTCAACAAAACATTCTTGTGGCGCACGCGATTACTTCACCGCAATTGTTCGGTGTTCGTCAAGAAGGTTCATTCAATTCAGCTGAATCAATGGACTTGTTCAATATCTTCAAAGCGACTTATGTGAACACAAAGCAAAAGCGACTTGAATGGATGTTGAACTTAATGGTGAAGCTTGGGGGGTACATTGGTGAAGTTAAACTTGTCGATGTTGAACCATTTCCAAAACCACAACCGACACCAGCACCAGCACCGACACCGATTGTTCAATCATGTCACAATAATCAATTCAGCGACGACGAAATAAAGGTGTTCGAACAATTCGGTGAATCAAATGACAAGTTCATCGTGTTACATTCCGAACCGATTGCGTGGGACACACCAAGTGAACAAGTGTTTTCACGAAGTCAACAACTATTCGACAAGGTTGGTGAAATTTCAGCGACGTTGACTGGTGCTGACAAGGACGTTTTGAAACTACTTTCCGACGGTGAATCAAGCGAAGCAATCGCGAAAGCTTTGAACACTTCAGTCGAAGACGTTGCGAAAAGAATTGCGACGCTTCGTGAACTTGAAATTCTCACGAAGGGGGGTGAAGTGAACACGCTGGGAAAGTCCGTAATTGAAAACCTTGACATTCCGATTTCAAGGTTCGAAGTTCGTTACACTTACCGAACACGTCCGAATGTTCCCGATCCGATTACACAATCACGCGCGTTTTGCGTGAAGCTTATCGAATTAAACCGAAGTTATTCACGTCAAGATATTGACAACATTTCCGTTCGGGTTGACCGCGACGTGTGGAAATACCGCGGTGGTTGGTACACAAATCCAGACACACAAGTCACAACACCGTTTTGCCGTCACGAATGGATTCAACAACTTGTAATTGCACAATAATATGAACTATCTTTTATCCGTTGAAAACCTAAAAAAATTAGGTCTTATTCACCAAAACACCGACACAAAAATTCTTGCCGTAGCGATTCGCCGAAGTCAAGACATTAATGTTCAACCAGCGCTTGGAACACCTTTGTACAAAGCTTTGTTGCAACGTGTTCAAACGAATACATGGACACCGACTTATTTGACCTTGATGAATGATTATGTCGTGCCGTGTTTGGTCGCTTATGTTGACTATCGTTGCGCGTTACTATTGAACGAAAAGCTGACAAACAAATCGGTCGGTCGTGTGAACGATGAACACATTTCCGCGAACAACACACCAGACACTTACGTTTTGCGTGACCAACTTTTGAAAGACGCGCAATTCTACAAAGAACGTCTTATCGGATTCTTAATGGACGACAACGGCGACAACTATCCTGAATACATTGACTGTTGCGGATCACCTTCGATGTGTCATGAAAAAGTAACGAAAGACAACACTGGTTATTCACCGCTTAATTGGATCATATGAACAAACGGTTCACACCAAGCAAAAAAGACATTGAAAAACTGAACAAATACCTGAAGAATGGAAAAGACGCTAAACCAGTTAATGAAGGAATTCGAAACAATTGCGACCGAACACCGTCAAATAAACAGCTTCTTTCAAGGCGACTATCTTGACGCGGTGTCACGCGACGCGGTTGATTATCCTTTAATGGTTGTCACCTTACAACCGGGACAAATTAACGACTTCGGTGTTCAGGTGAACGCAATTATTTCGATTGCTGACAAATACAACATTCAGGAATACCGACAAATCAACGAAATTCATTCCGATTGTTTGTCAATTTGTAAAGATATTCATGTCATTTTGAAGCAATGGCGCTTCGAAGATTTCCTTGACGTGACTGGAACAATGGCGACGACACCATTCATCAACCGTTCACACGACGTAACAGCTGGCTGGACAATGAACATCGCGATGAATGTTTATGACAACGAAGATTGGTGTCAAATTCCTATGGACAATTATTCATTCGGCAATGATTAATCAAGATCACCTTAGATTCTTGGCGGTTGCGTATTATGTCGCAAGCTTCACCACGGCTTTTTCATTGTGGTTCACTCATTCATTCCACATGATTATGTTCGGCTGGACAATTTTTCTTTTCAATTTATATCAAATCTTTACTGAATTGCACCACAATCAACTTGACGATGAAAACTAACTTGACTTTGCTTGGACTTTCCTTTTTATCAATTCTCGCACCAGTCACACCCATGGTGTTGATTGCGATTTGTTTCATTTGGCTTGACCTTGTGGTCGGAATTTGGCGAAGTGTAAAATTGAAAGGTTGGAAATCAATCCGTTCACGCGGATTCGCAAGGACTGTTTCAAAGTCATTGATTTATTCAGGCGGTATTGTTGCCGTATTCATGCTTGAAAAGTATGTGATTGCGGACTTGATTGGATTGTTTGTATCGGTTGATCTTGTGTTGACCAAGGCGTTCACATTCTTTTGTATTTTTATCGAATTGAAATCAATCAATGAATCTTATTTCGACGTAACAAAGAAGGACGTCTTGAAATCATTCAAAGAATTCATAACAGCAAAAAAACAAGAATGGGACGAATTCAAATAAGTGACTTGAATTTAATTCAGGAACGATTGTCACCGGGACAATTCATCGCTGAAGAACATCCAAAAACACAAGTATATCTTCACCACACCGCCGGTGGTGGTGACGCTCGAAGCGTTTCGAAGTTTTGGAATTCGAATTCTTCAAAGATTGCGACCGCTTTTGTGGTTGGTGAACGTGGCGAAATCGTTCAATGCTTCAGCTCGAAACACTGGGCGTGGCACTTGGGTGTTGGTTCGGAAATTTTCAAGGCGAACAAGATTCCATTTCGTGACCTGAACAAGACGTCAATCGGAATTGAATTGACAAACTGGGGGCCGTTGAAACAAGTGAACGGAAAATTTTACAACTACGTCAACCGCGTCGTTCCTTCGTCAATGGTGACTGAACTTGAACGACCATTCAAGAACCACAAGTTTTGGTTCAAATATACGGACGAACAAATCGAATCGACACGAAAGCTTGTGACCTACCTTTGCGAAACATACGACATTCCTATGGATTACAACGAATCGATTTGGGACATTGATTTGTTTGCGCTGAAAAATGAAAAAGGAATTTACACACACAATTCGGTGCGAAAAGACAAATCCGACGTTTATCCGTGTCCACGTTTAATCGAAATGTTGAAGAATTTATGAAAATAATTTACGCCATTTTAATCACGTTTGCCGTCGTTTCGTGTTCATCGGAAAGGAAAGCACAATATCATGTGAAAAAAGCGCTTAAACATGGCGCAAAATTAACACAAGACACCGACACAATTCGAATCACGACCATTGATTCATTTCCAGTGATCCGACATGATTCAATTGTTTGGGAAAAGTTTATCACCACAAAAGACACGGTCATCAATTTTCGAAACGTGTATGTTCCGAAGACGCGATTCCAGACACGAATTGAATATAAGGAACGCGTGAAGACACTTCGAATCGAAGGAAAAACAAAATGGAAAACAGCGAAGGCGGTTCAGGTTGTTAAATATCGCACGAACTGGTGGGTTGTCTTGATTGCTTTTGTTGTTGGCTTCGTCCTTCGATTTGTATTGAATCGCACATTTATTTCGCGCGTTCAATTATTCTTCAAATATCTATGAATAAATTTCGACCAAGGTTGACACCAGACGAATTTCGTGTGGTTGAACAATACCGTGCAATCAAACGTGAATGTATTGAACAAGACATCGACCTGAAGACCGTCAAACACGGTTGGTTAAAATCAAAGAACACCAGCTTGTTTTTCAAGAATCCTGACTTTGAAGACCAAGAATCAAAGAAGCTGGAACAATTAAAGGTTGACATTCTCAAATCGATTGAAGAACATTCACCAGTTTATCCAGAAATCAAACGAACGAAATCAAGTGAAGGTCATTTACTTGTCATTGATCCAGCTGACGTTCACATCGGAAAGCTTGCGACCGCGTTCGAAACTGGTGAAGATTACAATCAACAAATCGCGGT